ATACCAACCGTCTATCATGTTATACAATCTTATGACACCGCATTTTTAAAAAAAGAAACTGCGGATTACTCAGCTATTACTACATGGGGAGTATTTTATCCTGATGAAGACTCAGGTGCTAATCTTATCTTACTCGATGCAGTTAAAGGAAGATACGAGTTTCCAGAACTAAGGCGCTTGGCCCTTGAACAATACGAGTATTGGAAACCAGAATCTGTTATCGTTGAAGCTAAAGCTAGTGGTTTACCACTGACATATGAACTTCGTAAGATGGACATACCGGTTGCAAACTTTACACCTAGCAAAGGAAACGACAAGCATGCTAGGGTCAATTCGGTTGCACCTTTGTTTGAATCTGGTATGATATGGGCACCCGAACAAAAGTTTGCGGATGAGGTCATTGAGGAATGCGCAGCATTTCCTTATGGCGATCATGATGACCTGGTCGATTCAACCACACAGGCACTCATGCGATTCAGGCAGGGCGGCTTCTTACAACACCCAGAGGACTATGTTGAAGAAGAAAAAGTTAAACGTAAGAGAGTGTACTATTAATGGACGATATAATAAAACTATTGCAACAATTGATGTCTCAAAAGCCTAGACCAAAAGGTGGTATTGCAGATACGGCAGAAGGTGTAGAGTTTTTAGGTAAGACATTATCTAAAGAACAAAAAGGCAGTCTTATGATTGTAAACTCTAGATTAACAGATGCCAGCAGATTCGAACCATTTTCTATTGGTAATGTAGGTAGGGATAAAAGATTTACACTTATATCTGATTATGAAAAAAATCTTGCGGATGAGTTTAACAAGACCGTAAAATTTTTAAAAGCAAACCCTGATATAAGATTATCACAAGCACAGAAGGATAATATTTTTTATAACCTTGGTGTGTATAGAAGAATTACAAATGAAAAAAATAAATTAGAAAAAGGTATTATTGAAGACGGTAAAAAACCAAGTAATGTTTTAGATATGGAAGGAACTGTTTTGGATCCAAAACAACCAATTATAGGTGGGAAACAAGATCCTATTACAACGTTTAGATTAAACGTGGATAAATTTAAGGAAGACTTTAATGTTCCTGATGAGGAGATAGAAAAAATACTTGCGCTTTCTCCAGAAGAACAACAAAAAGTATTGCAAGACTATATTAATAAAGATTTTAAAGAAAGAATTGAACTTTCTGATTTTGATGTTACAGACAAAGAACCAAACGCACAAGGAGGCATAGTTGGCTTACGTATTTGATCCGATAAACAACACGTTGATTGATGACGAAGATAAAAGTCTTGGTAATAAACTTGCGTTGAACGATGATGAGTTTCAAAAACTTTTAGATATACCTGGTGTGTTTAGAGCAAGCGAAGCACCACAGCCACCACAAAAACCGGACGTTCAAGAGATAGAAGCGATTAATAGATTTATGCGAGATAACCCTGTTGAGAAAGCAGAAGGTGGTAGAATTAATTTTGCAGATAACCCTTTACAAAATTTTAATCCTAATTTAGCTGCTGCAGCTAAAGCTGCAAATGAAGCACAAAAATTAAAAGGTTTACAACCTTATATAGATAACTTTGGCATAGAAGTATTAAATACAATTGCTCAAAATAAATATAAAAAAAATTTTTCTGATTTAAGTTCTACAGATTTAGGTAATTTAAAAAGACGACTTATGGATTATGAAGATTTTGTAAAACAAAATAAGCGTATGCCGACAGAGTTTGAAGCTAGAAGTTTAGGCTCAAAAGATAGAATTAAAACCATAATGGAAACAGGTGGTAAAGAGGTAACAGAAGAAGATGTAAGAAATAGACTTATAAAAAATAATAAACCAGCAGAAACATTTAAAAAGAAAGTTATCTTTGCAGACAAAAATATACAGAATGAATTTGAGGCTGAGTTAAGAAAAAGATATTCTCTTCCTAGAACATCAACCGTAGCAGAACAAGCAGGCGTATTAAGTGATAAACAAATATATGAAAAGTTTTTAAAACCAGCAGGGTATAAATTTAGTCCTACTAGAACAATCATTACTAACTATAAAAAATTATTGGACTTAGATTTTAAAAGATTAACTGATGAGGAAAGAGAAGCTAAAAAAGTTGAAAGAGAAAAAGAAGAAAAAAGAGGAGGACAAACTAAAAGACTAAGTGGTACTGTGGATAATCCAGTTCACCACATGTTTCCTTTAGGAGATCAAATAGGACCAAAAGTTGAAGAGTTTACAATTATTCCAAAAAAAATAAACGGTCAAATAGCTTATGCAAATAAGCAGATGAAAAAATTAATTTTAGAAAGAAGAAAACTTTTAGATCAAGTTAAAATAGATACTGCATTTCCAAAAGGGTTAGATAAAAAATTAGCTGATATAAACGACAAAGCTGAAAAAGTAATTAACAATCATTATAAAAAATATCCTAGTCATGAGGGATTATTAAACTGGAAAAAAATTGACTTTGTTACGGATGATGTGGGAAGATTATTAAATGTTCGTCAGATTGGAACTATTGGTGGAGATTATCAAAAATGGACACTTGCTAATATAGATAAAACAATATTGGATAAAAAAGTTGCAAACCTTAGCAAAGAAGAATTACGAGATTTTAGAAATGTAATTGATGAGACAAGTGTTGCTCGAGATGCTGGTGATAAAGGTTTTGGTGCTAAAGAAGGCACACCTATAAAAAATCTTTTTACATCTTTAAAAAATAAATTAGATACATCAAGAATGTTTACTAGCAGAATCCCTGGTGGCGCAATAGCTTTAGCTCCAGCAGATTTTATTTTAAGTATGGGTGCAGGTATGCCACTACTAGAGTCTGCAGCTAGTGCAGGATCTTATTTAATTAAAGATCCATACATAGGAAAGGCTGTAAATATACCTTTAGCTATTGCACAAGATATGCAAGATCCAGAAGGCGTGATGGAAAGAGCTGGAAAACGTCAAGAAAAATTTAAAAATGTTTTAGAAGACATAACAGGTTTAGATCAAGATGATCCTTTGTATGATCAGTTAAAAGAAAAATTTTCTAATATAAAAGCGGATGATCAACCTAATATAGATCCTTTTCAAGCAGCAAAAGGTGGCCGTGCAAAACTTAATAGAGGAGGTGGTGTAGAAATTACTCCGTTACCAAGAACTAATTTTAACGGTGGTGGTGCAGCAGGAGCCGATGTAGATTTTGCAACACAGCTAGAATATTTTTTAACAAACGAAGATGCGGAACTTCCACAGTTATCAACATACAAAGAAACAAAAAATCCAATAGAAGTATTTAATGATATTATTGATCCAAGAAACTATCCATACTATGCAGATGTGTTAGCTAGATCAGGTGTTCGTATTGGTGAGTTTGGTGCAAGAGTTCTTCCTGCAACAGGAAAACTAATAGCTGATGCAATACAAAAAGGTCCTTTTAAAATTAAAGAGACTGGTAATAATTATGTGCAAGACTACACAGATGTATTGCCATCAAATATTAAAGGTACAGGAATATTCTCAGAGTTTTTAGAAAACATAACTCCAACATCATTAGAGAAAAAAATTGGTCTTGCTAGTTTAATTGAAAAAGAAGAACAGAAACAAATAGATCGAGGTTCAACTGCTGGTCCAAAAGTTCTTGCAGACACGATAGGTCTTGGGGCCGAGGTCACTGCTCCGATATTCCCGGGCCTTAAATTATTACGAGCTTATGCAAAATCAAGAAACCTACCAGCAGATAACGTTACCAAAGAGATATTGGTAAAAGAGATTGACGAAGTATTAGAAACACAGGGCATGAACAGACGAGAGTTTTTACAAGCAACAGGTGCAGGTGCAACTGTAATCTTAGCAAAGATGTTAGGCTTTGGAGATGAGGTAGCAAAGACTGCTAAAGTTGTAGAAAAAGCAGCGGCAGCTCCTGCAGGGGTGCCACCATATTTTTTTGATTTAGTTGAGATAATTAAAAAGAAAGGTATAGACGCTACTAAAAAAAGCGCTACACAAGATTTAATGAATGTATATAAATACAAAGGTTATGAAGTATATGAAGATCTTGCAACAGGAGAAATTAGAATTGAAAAAGGCTCTTCAATTAGAACAGATGACGATGCTCTTCAAGTATTAGAATATAAACCAGGTCAAGCTGATGAAACTACAAAAGGTAAACCAGCAGATGATTATGAAGAAGTAACTCAAGTTAAATATGGTGATCCTAATGATATAGATGTACCTATTGAAGAAATTGAAGACGGAGTGGATTTAGACTCAATATTAGAATTTATTAAAAATGAAAAAGTTAACTAGAACAGTACCGCCTAAAAGAGGACCCAATCCACAGGGGTTGAATGTTCCTCTAAAACAGGTTAAGATAACAAACCCGGAGAATATAAATGGCAGATATAGACAAATCGTTACCAAACGTAAAAACATCAATAGAGGTTGATCCTCAAGAAGAAATAGAAATACAAGAAGAGCAAGCTGTAGAGTCGCAAGACCCCAGCGTAGAAGTTATACCTAACGAAGATGGTAGTGTTGAAGTTAACTTCGATCCAAGTAAAGTAAACATTGAAGGTCAACCAAGCCATTTTGATAACTTAGCAGAATTATTACCAGATGATGTTTTAAAACCAATTGGTCTAGAACTAGTTGGCAACTATAAAGAATATAAAACATCAAGAAAAGATTGGGAACAATCTTACATACAAGGTTTAGATCTTTTAGGATTTAAATACGAAAACAGAACAGAGCCGTTTCAAGGAGCTAGTGGTGCAACTCACCCAGTTCTTGCGGAAGCTGTTACACAGTTCCAAGCTGGAGCTTACAAAGAATTATTACCAGCAGAAGGACCTGTTAGAACTCAAATCGTCGGTAAACCCGATCCACAAAAAGAAGCTCAGTCACAACGTGTAAAAAATTACATGAACTATGAACTGATGGAAAAAATGGAAGAGTATGAACCAGAGTTTGATCAGATGTTATTTCATCTACCACTTGCAGGTTCAACATTTAAAAAAGTTTATTACGACGATTTATTAGGAAGGGCAGTAAGTAAATTTATACCTGCCGAGGATTTAATTGTTCCGTATGCGGCTACCTCATTAGACGATGCGGAATCAATTATCCATACAATAAAAATTTCTGAAAACGATTTAAGAAAACAACAAGTGGGTGGTTTTTATTCTGATGTAGAATTAGGACCTCCAGGTGTAGACAACAACGATGAGTTAACAAAAAAAGAACGAGAATTATCTGGAACTAAAAAAACAGGAAAACAAGAAGATATTTATACTTTGTTAGAATGTCATGTTAATTTAGATTTAGAAGGTTTTGAAGATAAAGACGACGAACTAAATCCAACTGGAATTAAATTACCTTACATAGTTACAGTCGAAGAATCGAGTCAAAAAGTTTTATCTATTAGACGTAATTATGAACCAACTGATCCAAAGAGAAATAAGATCCATTATTTTGTTCATTTCAAATTCTTACCGGGTCTAGGATTTTATGGCTTTGGATTAATTCACATGATTGGCGGATTGAGTAGAACCGCAACGGCTGCTCTCCGTCAATTATTAGATGCAGGAACATTATCAAACCTGCCAGCAGGATTTAAACAAAGAGGTATTAGAGTTAGAGATGAAGCATCACCATTACAACCAGGAGAGTTTAGAGATGTAGATGCACCAGGTGGTAATCTTAGAGATGCGTTTATGCCTTTACCATACAAAGAACCTTCTCCAACATTATTACAATTAATGGGCGTTGTAGTAGGAGCTGGTCAAAGATTTGCAGCAATTGCTGACATGCAAGTTGGTGATGGTAATCAACAAGCAGCTGTAGGTACAACTGTTGCACTACTAGAACGTGGTTCAAGAGTTATGTCTGCGATACACAAAAGATTATATTCTGCAATGAGAACAGAATTTAAATTACTTTCTAAAGTTTTTAAAACTTACTTACCACCAGTTTACCCATATGATGTAGTTGGTGCTACTAGAGAAATAAAACAAATGGATTTTGATGACAGAGTGGACATACTTCCTGTTGCAGATCCAAACATTTTTTCAATGGCACAGAGAGTAACATTAGCACAAACAGAATTACAACTTGCAACATCTAATCCACAGATACATAATTTATATTCTGCTTACAGAAAAATGTATGAAGCACTTGGTGTAAAAAATATTGATGCAATATTACCACCCCCTGCACCAGTTCAACCACTAGATCCTGCATTAGAACACATAAATGCTTTAGGTGGTAAACCTTTTCAAGCTTTTCGTGGTCAAGATCACAGAGCACACGTTACAGCTCACTTAAATTTTATGTCTACGAACATGGTTAGAAATAATCCACCGATTATGGCGGCTATGCAAAAAAATATTCTAGAACATATTAGTTTGATGGCTCAAGAACAGGTAGAATTAGAGTTTGCAGACGTTTTACAACAAGCTCAACAGATGCAAATGATGGCTCAACAAGATCCTAGAGTTGCACAACAGCTACAAAAAATCTCACAAGACATAGAAGCTAGAAAATCTGTGTTAATTGCAGAGTTGACAGGCGATTTTGCTAAAGAAGAAAAAGAAATTACGTCACAATTTGATGCAGATCCGCTTTTAAAACTAAAATCACGTGAAGTTGACCTTAGAGCGATGGAAAATCAACGAAAAAAAGACGCTGATGAAGCAAATCAAGACTTAAATAGAGCAAAATTAATGCAAGCAGGTGAAATTGCAGAAAGTAAACTCGAACAAAACGAAGATTTAGCAAAATTACGTGCCGGAGTTAGTCTTGCAAAGACGGGTGTACAACAAGCACAAGTTATGATAGACGATAATTAATCTTAAGGAGAAAAACTATGATGAAATACAAAAAAGCGAAGCAAATGGCAGTTCCAAGCCAGAATGTAGAGATAGATCCAAGATCTAAAACTACTGCGGACGGTGCTTTCAACAATATTCCTACTGGGGATAAAGAAAAAGTACAAGGAACTAAAAGAATGTTAGCTGAAAAGAAAAAAATAGCTACTTGGTACTAAATTATGTGGTTATCGGCAATTAAACTAGCCGTTTCTGCTGGAAGTAAAATTTATGCTAACAAGCAGAGAACGAAAATGGCAATGTCAGATGCACAATTAATGCATGCTGAACGTATGGCCCGAGGTGACGAAGCTTACCAGGGAAAATTGCTAGAAGCTAGACAATCAGACTGGAAAGACGAAGCAGTTTTGATAATTCTCAGTTTGCCCGTGTTGGTGCTCGCTTGGGCAGTGATATCGGATGACCCGACAGCGATGGACAAGGTAAAATTGTTCTTCGATATGTTCTCGCAGTTGCCGAGCTGGTTCACTAATCTTTGGATCCTTGTCGTGGCGAGTATTTATGGTATAAAGGGTACACAAATTTTTAGAAACGGAGGAAAAAAATAATGGGCGTATTTAGTTTTGTAAAAGCAGGTAAAAAAGTATTTGATACTATTAAAAGTGTTAGACCAGCTGTAGGCTCTTTGACTAAAAGAAGAAAAGATACAGATGAAGTTCTTGGTGTTAGATCAAGACTTGGGGTTACTCCTAATAAAAAAACCGGAGAGACTGTTAAAAAAATTTCTAAAATAAATGATAGGCTTGATAAACTTGGTCCAAGTTCAAGTAACCCAAAAAGACCAGGTAAAAAAGATGGTGGAAGAATGGGTCTTAAATTTGGTAGTGGAACAAAAAGAAAAACAAACGTTCAAAAAATAAAAGAAACGTTTGGACCAAAAGGTAACGTTCCAAATAAATACAAAGGCTTCTCAAAACTACCAGAAGCTGTTCAACAAAAAATTAACAAGAAACTAGCGAAGAAGGTATAATGGCAAAACTTTGTCCAAGAGGTAAAGCAGCAGCGAAGAGAAAATTTAAAGTGTACCCTTCGGCGTACGCAAACATGTACGCATCAGCAGTATGTTCAGGCAAAGTCACACCAGGTGGCAAGAAGAAAAGAAAAAAAGCTATGGGTGGTGGAATGATGAATGACAGAGTAGGTTATAAAAATGCTGGCTCAGTTTGTAAGATGGCCACTAAAGGCAGAGGGAATGCTTACGGAAAGAATTCGTAATGCGTACACACTTTTCAAAAGGTGGATTAAGACAATGGGTAGCGGAGAAATGGGTAGACATTGGAGCACCGAAGAAAGACGGCAAGTATCAACCATGCGGGAGAAGCAAAGGCTCAAAGAGGAA